ATTACGACGTGAAGAAGAATTAGCAATAATGGAAGGTACGACAATACCTCAATGTTCAGTAATTAAAGATGATTATCCGCCATGGAAAGTTCCTCAATTTAGCATAATATGGGCACTCTTGTGTGCCATGGGATGTTGGTTTTTAGCTCCTAAATTTACTGCAACTGTATGGCGTTCGTTTTTATTTTATTCACTCTTAGGATATATTAAAACTAAAATTTGGTGGGATAGATTCTGGAATGTTGATAACATTAAACTTAGAAAACGATTATTTTATATCGCTAGTACGGGCACATTAATGTTATCTGCATATGCAATCTATAAATGGTGTGAAAAGCCAGATGCAAAGAAGAAGAAACCACGAAAGGTAGTTGAAAATTATTCCAGCGGAAGTGTTACAAAGACAGTTGTAAAACCTAAGAATAAGCCTTCAGGTAGTTTAAAAGTAGTTCGTCGTGAAAATAAAGAAGAGGATGATTCCTTCAGAAAAGAAATCCTTGTAGCAGACGAATATGCAAATTCAGCAATTTTAGAAAGTGTTGCAGATCACACATGTGAGGCCTTATGCCGAACGTTGACGTCTTCAACGTATCAAATTACAGTAGAGCATTCAGATTCAGATTTTTATTCTCAATTAAACGGTACATTTTTGTGTGGCCGTCTTTTCATGTGTAATTCCCATATTTTAGATAGATTAACAGTAGACTTTGATGAATGTGTAGTAACACTTAGAGGTGTTAGAAACAGTTATGAACGACTACGTGGTAGTACAATTAAAGTATGGCAGCTTACTCATGAACAGTCCGACGAAGTTAAAGTTCCATATGATGTTTTATTTTTAGAATTTGACAGAACAGTAAGTGATCATTCAACAATAGTAAATAGCTTTATTCCAAAATCAAAATTAGCTTCAATTAAAGGTAGTAATTTAATCGTATATTCATTAATTAGAGATACCACATGTTTAAATAAATTTGGTCATCCGACGTGGTATGTTTGTAAACAGTATTCTAAAGTAAGAGAAGTCAGTGATGAGTGGATGTTATCGGAAGATAGCGATAAACACATTACAGCGACTTTTGGAAGCATTGAGTATGAAGCACAAACATTGGAAGGATATTGTGGTAGCTTTTTAGTCTTAAATAATCGAGGATTCCCAGAGAAGATTGTAGGAATTCATATGGCGTCGTTTCCATCATCCGACACTTGTTTTGGCGCCACAGTCTATCGTGAAATGATTGACTGTATTTTAGGAGTTGCGAAGAAAGAAAATACCTTCGGGTATCCTGCGGTGGGAATCAAACAGAATTTCGAAAATAAACAAACTGTTGTAGATGACGCTTTAGAACACGTCACATGTATTCCCCATTTCGTTCATTCTCAAACACGAACGAAACTTCAAGAAAGTATTATACACGGAAAGATTATCGAACCAAAGAAACGACCCGCAGTACTTGGATTTGTTGAAATTGATGGTGTGAAAGATCACGTAGTCAATATGGCAATGAAAAAGTACATTGGTCCTAGTATTCAAGTAGATCCTAGAGTGTGTAATATCTTCCAAGCGTTCATGAGAAAGAAGTTTCATGCAACGCGTGTAATTCGAGAATTTGATGTTGAAATAGCAATCCGTGGAATTGAAGGGAACGAGTACGTGCAAGCAATTAATCGTGCTTCTTCGCCAGGATATCCCTTTGTTATCAAAGGAAATCGCCCAGCGAACAAACCCGGAAAAACTGCGTTTTTAGGAAGTGAAGAGGATTTTATTTACGATCATCCCTTATTACTGTCAGAAATGGCAAAGTATGAGGAGGCTGTTGAAAAAGGCGAGCGTCCCTTATGTTATTTCATCTCTACAGCAAAAGATGAATTACGATCTTTAGATCGTGTACAAAAAGGAAAAACTCGCTCATTCGCAGCTGCACCACTACACTTTGTAGTGTTGTTTCGTCAAAAATTCTTAGATCTTTCCGCAAACATCATGGAAAATCGAATTACAAATGGATCGTTAGTTGGTATCGATCCGTACTCAGCAGATTGGGATTTATTATGTCGTCGAATGTTGAAATTCGCCCATCCCGCTAGTAAGCAATTTCTCGCTGGTGATTTCTCTAATTTCGATGGAACTTTGAATCGTAGTTTCCTTTGGGAAATTTATGACTTCTTAGAACTATCATATGGAAGAACCAACGATGAGCTTACGTATGCACTTTGGTGTGACATAACAAACTCTCTGCAAGTATTTGGAAATTGTGCCGTAGGTGTTTCACGTGGACAACCAAGTGGAAACCCTGGAACAACAATTATCAATTCTTTATACAACGCTTCACTGTTATATTGTGTAGTGTATGAAGTATTGGGAACTCTGGGACCACAAGGACACAAGATTCGTGAGAA